CAGAATTATTAAAGACACCCTCTACGGTTCTATTGTAATTGTATCTGCTGTTTGCAATTGCAGCATTTGTATTCAGAGTAAATGTATTACCGTGAAGAGTATTGAAGACTCCAATATGTTGTTTATTCTGAGTCGTCTTACTATCAGAACCATTCAGATTTACGTTGACTTGATTATACTGAGCACCAACGGTCCATCCTTTGGTTAGGTCAAGTTCAAATCCACCACCAAAGATTTTAGTATCAGCATTATATCCACCATCAGCATATGATTGAACAAAACGATTGTTCTCAAATACTCTAAACTTCTGTTTGGTTCTTGATGGTTCGTGATTCAGAAGAGAATTGATACCATCATTCAGTCCATCAAGAACTTGAAGTTGGTCTACACGACCTTGATAGTAATCGTAAGAGTCAGATACTGCGACAGATTCAGACAATGAATAAGTATTTGTTGGAGTTCCCTCAGTAACTACTGTGGTTCCATCAGCATAAACAGTCGTTGTTACTGGTGTAGTTGTTGTAGTAGTAACCATTGGTGTGGTTACTGTTGTGACTGTTTGCTTCGTGATTTTCTGTTTTGAACCACTTACTTTGGAATTGTAATTATATTCCTTTGTAGTGACTGATGGTAAAGTTTCAGATGCAGCAACTACAGAAGAAACTGCTGGAGCAATCGTAGATGTATAGTTCAGAACAGTTCCAGTAACTTGTGAAGTAGAAGAACCATTTGATGTAGAAGATGTTACAACTGGAGTTCCATTGGATGTTGTTGTAGAACCATCCGAATATGTGGTGGTTGTAACTGGAGTTGTGGTTGTAGTTGTTGTAGTAACTGGTGTTGTTGTTACCACAGTATCAGTATAATTTTGGATTGTTCCGTATCCATTTTCATCAAGAGTGTTTACATCATAAGTTACTTGTGCAGTTACAGAAACATCAGTTGTTGATGTTGTTGTTACAACTTGGTCAGTTGTTGTAGTTCCAGTAACTGTTGGAGTTGATGGAGTTGGATTTACTGTAGGAGCATTTGGATTGTTAGGAGCAACCGCACCAAATGGTTGTCCGTTAGCCAAAGTGGTTCCTGGTTGACTATCAACTAAAAGAACTGGTGAAAGTGATGTATCTCCAAGGTTGAATACTGCGAATCCTAATAAGTAATCGCCAGTTGTATCAACTTGATATGTGGATACTTGCCATCCAGTAGAACCATAAGTTCCTGTTGAATAATCGCCAGTTCCTGGATTGGTAAATCCAAGTAAAGCATAATTCTGGACATAGTTGTTTACAGTAACAACTGGTGTAGAACCTGTTCCTTGGAATACAAGAGATGTAATAGAACCATCATTAAATGGAACATAATCAGTTCCAATATAGTTCCAAGACATCGTATAGGTTGTTCCTGCGGTCAAGGATATATTCTTAGTAAACCAAGCAGCATTAGTAGGATTTGGATTTCCGAGACCTGATGCTTGTTGGTCTTGCTGAAGTTTTGTTTTGATTGCTTGATTCTCTACAGATGTAAGTCCTAATGCAGATGTTGCGGCATCAAAAGTTACGTTTCCAGTTGGTTGTAATGCAGCACCATAAGTTCCATATGGGGCAAATGTCCAAGTGGTTGGTGATACCGATGGTTGATAATATGGGTTAGGAGAACCATCAGGCTTAGTTGGACTTCCTACTGCAGGGTGTGATGGGGCACTGAATGTTACTGAACCGTTGATAAGAGTAACTCCAGTTCCGTTACCAGTAATGGTTCCATTCGTAAGAGTCCCTGTTTGAGAACCAATGTTCCAACCAGATAAAGACCCTCCCTCAAAATCTGTACCAGAAATTGTATCTGCGTATGCTACTGTTGGCACTCCAAAAAGAAGCGCAGACGCTGCAGCAAGCGCCTTTTGCGTGTAAGACATAAAAACAAGGTGAGTTGGTGTGGTAGTAATTTTCTAGAACTACCAAACACAACTCACCTTGGTGTGGGTTTGAGTTGCAGTTTCAACTCACTGGTTGAAACTATTTAGTCATCCTTTCTTCCAGGCTTCACCTTCTGCCTTTCTTCTACGTGCAAGACCTGCTTCTACATTTGAACCAGGATTGCGATAGAGATATAAGGCATCGGGAACTAGATCCCACTCCTTATTCTTCAAGCGTTTAGTAATAGTATTAAAGTTATCACCACCGTAAAAACCGGCACCAAGATTATAAGCAAAGCTGAGCAGAGCGCCTCTTTTTCCATCTGACATTTCATTCCAATGTGGGATTTTGCGAAGTGCAGGAAGGAACTGATTCTTACATTGACTGATCAATAAATCATCTGCTTCCTGTTGAGTGATTGTATCACCAAGTTTAAATGGTGATCCATCTTTCTTTCTGGTTGATCCCCAACCGATTGTAATTGGAAGTCCACCAGTTAAAGGATCGGGATACGCTTTTAGGTGACATCCTTCAAACTCTTTAATTAACTTGATGCCCATCATAGGAACATCATCGCCACCAACTACAGGAGCTGCAGCAGCAGGTGCTGGTGCAGCATTACCCTTTTTTCCTCTATAAATCTCCGCCCAATCTACCGTATCATCAAGATACTTGACTGGGAGATTATCTTCCAACCATTGAACTGCTTTAACGTGGTTAGGATTCTTCTCGTCATAAAACTTGAAGAAGTTGTGTAGATCAATTCTTGCCATTTTTGTCTCCGAAATAACGTTGATAAAGTTCGTTTGCCTCTAGATGCTTTCCGCTATTTGTAAGATCTCTAATGACCTTAAGCATCTTTCTTTTAAAATTAGTCGAAGATTCTGCCCCATCCATCGTTGCCTCCTGGGCACCAACGGTGCTTAAGAACTGCTTTGGTGTAGATGGTTTTCTTACCGTTAGTCACAGGACCAGTGTAATTATCATTCAGAGAACCATATGGATCATTTACATAATATCCTTTACCATCTGGGGTCTTACCGATTACAACACACATATGCCCACCAGTAGGTGCAGAAAGAGAACCCCTGTGAAGGATACCAATAACGACAGGCTTCCCAGCATCGAGACTTTTATCAATATCAGCAAAAGAAAGATTGTAACTAAAGTGTGACTTAACTCCATAACCAGCCAGAACTTTTGTCTGTACGGAGTGATCAGTTGTATCACCAATTGCGAATACTTTCTTAACGTATTCATCATCACCTTTGATGCTTCCTGGCTTGAGGAACGCAAGGCACATAGCGCACGATGAACTGTTGCAAGTTCTATGTGCATCTCTGTAGTTGTCTACTTGATTAAAGTATGGAACATTGAGAACTGCTGGAGTTGGTGGTTTAGTTCTGTAAATACCAATCCAGTCAGTTTCTGCATCGTCAAGAAATTGAGCAGGTAGGTTATCTTCTAACCATTGAACTGCTGCTACATGATTTGAATTATTTTCGTCGTAAAACTTGAAAAAGTTATGAAGGTCAAGAGTCATCTTCTTCTCCTATAAACTCTAATGAGAAAATATTATGGTCTAAGATATCTGGATTCAACCATTCACTGAACTCAGATTGAATCGCATGGGCATCTTCAATATTTTCTTCACATAGAGTATGAATCCGATCAATCGCCCAATCATGAGTTTCCTGAAGCGTCTCTTCCAAAGTTACCATAATCTTTTCGCATATAGCGTCCTAGAATATTGCTATTGTAGTACGCTGGACTTCCATCGTCAAGAGACTCTTTCAACACATTATTTAGGAAAAGCTGTCTTGTTTCTTCATAATTACAATCCCCTTTTGTTTTATGAAGACTTATAATTTCTCTATTGAAAAACTCTTTACCATATTTTTTAATATCCTCCTTCAACTCAGGGCAAGAACCATAATACTTTTTCCAATCTGATTCTTGCTTTACTTTTCTCTTCTTTCCTGGAGGAGTTCTAAAAGACCAAAAATACTTTCTACCCCAATATTTACGGTCAGTTTTATTACAAGATATAAGATAAACAAAACCAAAATAATCTTGAATATCAGAAGACTCAAAAATTTCCCCATTGAATCTCCAAGGGTTTTCATAACTCATACTATAGAATCTTTATGAGCT